CCCAAGAAATACGGAGATGCCGTCTGGGCAATTTCGTATGCGAAGTCCTGCGCCCCGACCTCGACATTCGCTTTCCCGAAACGATCAACATTGTTTGTTGCAAAGAGAAAGTGACTGCGGACACGCCAATCAAGCGGCAACCGTTCCAACGCCCTTCCAGATAACACAAATGCCGACAAAAACTGCTGATCAGCCGTCGCCGCCTTCGACCGGGCAAAATATAATTCGCTCACATAAACTTGATATCCGACAACAGCGATGGCGATGGCGGTGGGCGCGAATATGCCAAACGTCCACCATCTGCAAGGCATTGGGATCGGCGTCAAGCGGTTAGCCCGACCCGCGAGGACACCCAAAGCCAAAGCCACCAGCAAGGCCGTGGGTGCTATCTGCAACGGAAATTCGACCAGTATGAGCGGGAACGCAACAAACAACGTGAGCAACGCGGCCCAGTGGTATTCATCGCGCCGCCACATCTTCCGCAGCGAAACCAAGAACGCCGCTGCGATGACAAACCCGACGATGCCCAGTTCCGCCAATAATTGCAGCGGCTCCAAATGCGCCGCCGGGGGAAACCCCGCCAATGCAGTTTGCGACAGTGAAGCGTCAGGCGTCACCGTCAAGAAAAACTCTTGCAGGGGTGGGTAGAAGTGCATCCACGACCCGAAGCCGTGCCCGAAGATGGGCGCTTGGCGGAACGCTTCCCAAGTACCCAGCCAAATTTCTGTGCGCGACGTGACGCTGTATAGATCGGCTGTAGCAAAGACAGCCGCGCCAATCAGGATCACCAGACCCATAATGGCAATACCGGCCACGCGCTTGAAATTGGTGTTGCCCTTCACATATGCGAGCCATGCGCCAAACCCCAGCGCCATGATCGCAGCAGTGACGTACTCGACGCGGGAAGGATTTGTTCCCATCAAATATGCCAACGTCAGTATAACCGCTCCAACGCCCCACATCGGCCAGCGCAAGATCAGAACCAGCGCGGCGAAGGGGAATGAAATCAGTAAAAATTCTGTGGCAAAGTTCTCATTGCCAAAACCGCCCCACGTCAACATATTGTCCATCAGAAACGCGCCGACGAACGCCACCATGATCGCCCACGGGATTGCCTTTTGAATGTACGGAGCGGCGAAGAACACCGCCAGCAACGCACCGGCATTCAGAAGCTGGAATGCGCCCTGCTGAGAATCAGGCGACCACGCAAGAGATTGCGCGGCGTAAACGAAAAGCAGCAGCGCGAGGACGTGCGGCATAGCCAACCGCACCTGACCCGTTTGCACGACACGCACCGCAAACCACAAAAGAGACGCTACGAGAGAAATATAAAGTACAGCCCAATTGCCGTACCCTTCAGTGCTGTCGAAAAGCAGGGCGGCGGCGACAATGAAGCCGCCCGCCGCCCATAGCTTAACGTCGGACGCTGACCGTAACGACGACATCAACGTCATTCGCCGAATCACCTTGGGTATCGATGGCGAACACTTGGCCCGCCGTGACATCCTGACTAACCGACGCAGTATCACGATCGCCAATCGCAGATCCCGATTGGGTGACAGTGATGGTGCCGAAGGCATCGCCGCCACCAATCGAGAAGTTGAGTGTCTCGTTGGCGGTGGCAATCACACCAAAGATTACCGAATCGACCTGGAAGATCGTCCCGCCTTCGGGAATGACGACATAGGCCGTCGAGGCCGTGCCGATATTCTCTAACAGGACTGTGTATCGGCTGACGCCGATTTCGTAGGCGGCACGACCGTCTGACGACACCCAATCAGCAGTGCCGTCAGCGTTCTGGCGAAGATCGACCGCGTTGGCCGACATTGGAATGACGAACAGCGCAATCGCCGCCAGTGCGAAAAATAGTTTCCGCATAGCATTCTCCTTTCCAAGAGAAAGGGGCGACCCGAAAGCCGCCCCAATGGAGGGGTGAGAGAAGTCCCCGACGATTACGACGTGGTCAAATCCCAGACGGCGCCGTGAGCCGCTTCGTTCCGCATCTCCAGGGCATACTCGACAACCAACTGCTTGTGTTCGCTGTCGCCCGTTTTGGCGAGGTCTTGGATGCGGAAAGTTCTTAGATAGGCCAAAGCCGCCTTGTCCTTTTCCACAATATTGACATCCCGTGAGCGGGAGAAACGATTGGGCATAACCGTGACGGCGCCCCAATCGGACTCATACGTTTCCACCGACGTGATCAGGCGTTTGCCATTATTGTCGATATAGCGCGTGGAGTTGCCAGTGAATGTGGACATGGTTCGCTTATTAAACGAGCCAAGCACAATGCAGTCGGGGTTTCCGCCCGCATCCCACACGGCTTGCAGAACCGGCGTCAACAGGGCTTCTGTATAAGCCCGCTGGGTGCCGTCAGTCCGCGCAGTGTTACCCGCCGAACCATCAGAACCACCAGAACCGTTTGACGTGCTGGTCGTGATCCAACTGCCCCACGAACCATACTTTCGAGCCGCCGAAGTGCTGCCGGTGACTTCGGCAACATTGGCCCAAATGTCGTTTTCCATGTCGCGCTTCAGTTCCAACGCTGCTTTTGCGACTTGGTATGCCATCTCGCTTTTACGACCAGCGGACACGATTGCTTCCTGCGTCCCCGTCACGGCTGGGGTTTTGTAGGAAATCTGCATCGTGTTGCTCAACCGCGTCGTGGCGGTCAGCGACTGCCGCGCGGGGTCGTTGCCCTCCAACTGTGCGTTGGCGGCGGCGGCAGCAAGCGAATCGGTCTGCCACTCATGCAAGGTCGATTTTGCCGATGCGCGAGGAAACATCGACAGTCCAGGGGTTTCAGTTGGCGAGATGTTATAAATCCAATCGGACAAATCCTCGCGGTTGCCGGTCACATCGAACGATGACCATGTGTTTGTTGGGAGAGCCATTGCTCCCTCCTTTCACTGGGCGGCTATTGCCCGACGATTGCCAACAAGGCGTTGGCGTGGTCAAGCATGTTGTTGCTTGCAGCCGCGCGTTGCATTGCTGCGTCTTTCCCCTCTTTCCGACCCTCCGAACGATCCCTCGACCCGCCGGGCTTCTTCATGCGCGGCGTGTTTTTCATTTTGTTTCTGGTTGCGTCCTTGCCGTCCTGACTGAGCCGCCAGAGCATCGCGTCATGTGCGAGCCTGATGTTCCTGTGATCTAACGTCGCGGAAATCTCCGCATCGTTGAAACCACGGTGAACCAGTTCAGAAAGAATGGCTTCGCGGACTTTCGGCCCTTTGACCGGATCAGTCATTATCGGAAGCGTCGAGTTCAGCAAACCGATTTGGCGCTGCACGTTCTGCTCCTGATGTTGCGCCCGTTGCTGCGCTTTCTGCTGCAACAGACCCTGACCTTTCTGACGAACTGCACCCCAGCGGTCTTGCTGGAGGTCGTACATGTTTTTTAGACGCTGATACTCATCAGGGTCGGCATGTAGCAGTTCCTCATCCGGCTTCTGGGCACGACCAGAATAGACTTCGGAAATCTCGTTCGTAATTTCGGTTATGAGGGCAAATTCGCTCTCAAGTTCTTGCCGAACATTCCCCACCACGGTCTCGAAATCTTGCCGTTCTGCGGCGAGTGTTTGGGTCTTCTGCGTATAGTCGCCTTCGCGGAGATAGCCCCGCTTCATTTCGCCAAGGGTAGTCGAGAACGATTCACCGTTTGACGTTGTCCACTCAACCGGACTGTCGTCTGTGATCTCGCCCGCCGACTCTTCGGCTTCGGCTTCGGGTTTCTTCGCTGGTTCGACTGCTTCGCCTTCCGCTTCCGCGTTGGGCGCCGGTTCGACTTCCGCTTCCCCAAGGATACTTCCATAGATGTCCAAGTCGGGATCGAGAGTGACGACCGGGGGGCCGTCTTTCTCTTTCGCCGGTTGGGCTTCTGCGGGGTCGGGAGTGGTCTCTGCCGGGGGAGAAGACTCAGCCTCATCGGGTGTACCCACAAGGGTGTCCATGAGACCGGAGTTCTCAAGGGCGGCTGCTGCATCTTGTGTGCCCGCGAACGGATCGCCGCCTTCTGCAACGTCAGTCATCGTCTGATTCCTTTCGGGTGATCAGGGTTACGCCGCGCGTTTTTGCGCCGCGTCAAGTGCGGCCCGCGTCTGGGCCAGTTCATGCTCTGCGACCTTCCCGTCGCGGACGAAGCCCGTCAAATCTTTGACAAACCGCTCCATCGCGCCGCGCTGATGCCGGATTAACGTCAGTGTTCCGGTATCTTCGGGCGCCGTGCTGAGAAAACGCTTCCACAGCATCGCGTCGTATGTTTTCAGATATTCAGAAACCAGCGTCTGCTCAAGGACAGAGCGGGCCTCGCGGCCCAACGCTTCCTTTTGCATCTGGTTCCGCTCTGTTTTTTCAATTGCGGAGTGCCTGACCTCGTTAGGATCATTGCCTTCCAGGGCGGCGTTGGTCATTAATACTTGCTTCCGCCGCTCTTTTTCATACCGCCACCGGCATTGGCTGGTCGCGGGTTGGACGAACGCACACTCGCACCGGCTTTGGCGAAAGAGGCGTCGGGATGTCCATTTTTCTCGACCGTACCCTTCACGGTATTCGACGGGTTCACAGGGCGGCTGCCCTTGCTTCCGTAATCCATCTTCGGCATTTTAATCTCCGTTGTTGTTGGCGTTTGCCGCCACGTCAACTTGCATTGATTTTGCCCGCGCTGTTTCCAACGCGGCCACGGCGGTCATCGATTGCGTCGAGGCATTGACTGCCTGTTCCGCTTCTTTGAGATGCTGCCTAGCTGTCGCTTGGGCGTCGTGCTGTTTCAGTTTCAGCAGCCCCAGCGTATGCTCCAACTGCATCCGCATCTTCTCACGCTGGTCTTCCATTTCCAGCTTTTTCATTTCGAGTTGCATCTGCGCCTGCGCCATTTCGGCTGCCGGATCAGGCTTCTGTTCCGGCCCCTGCGCCTGACCGTCAGGCCCGCGCGGGTCGCGGTACAATTGATCCGTGCGGCGCAATCCCGACGCTTCGGCAAAACGGTTGGCACTTTCGTAGATGGTGCCCCAATCGACAATCGGCCCGTCAAGACCCTGCTGTGCTTCGGCTATCTGTTGTTGCAATCCAATATTTTGGAGAAGCAACGCTGATTCCTGTTCCTTATTGTCATATCCCAACCCAACATTCACTTTGGCGTCTAGGGATGCCTCCCAGGACTTCGGATTTACGTCTACCCATTTGCCGCGCAATTGAATTGTGCGAGCCTTGTCCTGATTGTTGATCGTCAGCCGCTGGATGCGGAGCATCATGCTCTTGACGCCGGTTTCCGCAAAGATGCGGGCAATCATTTCGACGCGCTGGTTAGCAGCGGCCATCAGCTTCGCTTGACCGCCGGATGTCTCGTTCAGCGTGTCGGCGTCCAGACCCTGGTTAAGTTTGGTGACGCCCGTCCTCGCTTGTTTCTGATCCTCCATCATGGTCAGAACGGGGACGATGTCGCCAATGATCGGGGTCGTTCGCATTTCGACCATCGCGCTGCCGGGGTCGCCCTCGACGCGGACATAACCACCAACACGTTGCGTCAAAAAGTCTTCCAAATTGACGCGGTCTTCATCGAGCGCGGTACGGGCGTTGTTGATATTGTACGCATTGTTCAGCAACTGCCGCATCAACGTCGAACGGATGAACTGCAAGTCCATCGTCAGGTCGGCCAGCGACATGCCGTAGAATTTATGGGGGATCGGCAGCGGCGTAATGCTATCGAACGGCTGCTCGTCAACCTCCTCGATGTCCAGCTTGCCGTTCTTCTTCAGAATGGTTGCGTTATCGCCCCCAGCGGTGACAACGCGATACAGGCTCGCCGTACCGTTCCCGTCTTTGTCCATGTGGACGAAACATTCCGACACCCACACTTCTCGCATTGACGCATCCCTTGATGGGACGACATCAGCGAACTCTTCGTCAATTGCGTGACGGGTCACCTTTTCGGGGTGGTACTCGCCCAGACCAGCCGCATCCTCGCCGCCCAGTTCATCCAACTGAACACGGCTGTAGCCATCGGCCACCAACTTACTGACCGACCGCTTGTATCTGTGCGCGGTGAACGGGCTGTCAGCGATGGTTTTCTGTCTGCGAGCGATAAGAAACTCTTCCGGCGGGACGTTCTCGACCATGACCTTGCCGATTGTGCGTGTCCGCTGGACGGTGATGTCGTAACGCTCTGGGTCAAACAGACCCATCGCAATAATTTGGTCGCGCGGCATCTGGTGCTGCATTTCCGCCGACGACAATTCCTCTTCAAGCAATTCCGGCGTCATCTCGCTGTCGTCGCGCAGCCGTTGCTTTGTGACCTCCAGTTCAGGGTCTCCACTGAGAAATTCAATCTGTTGTAGCGTTACGTTCGTCTGTTTGATGATCGTTATTTCGTCGCTTTCGTCCCACCACGTTTTGGTAACGCCGTTCTTTTGCAACAGCGCGTCCTTAAACATCGTGTACAGCACCATAAAGCCGTCACAGTCGTTTACAAAAACGTGGTTGACGTAGTCGGATTTCTGTTCCGCCGCCTGATGGTCTTCGCCGTTCATCGGCTCAAACGACACAAACTTGTCGCCGGTCGTAAAGATGCGAAGCAGGGAGGGCAGCGCCCACTCGACCACTTCCAGAACATCCTGCGTGATGACTTGCGATTCGCCGTCGATCTCATTGCCGAACGGCTGCGCCGAATAGTATTCCATCGACTTTTGGCGCTGCTTAGAAATCTCGCTGCCGTAATAGCCGATGGCCGACCGCAGTTCAGACGTGATCAGGGACGCGATGTCCTCGTCGGATAAAGCCTTACCCTTGGAACGTGACGACGCTTTGAACATCAACTCTCCAATATATCGAGGGCGGCTTGCGCCTCGTCTTTGCTGTCCCACGGCACGGCCTTACAACCGGGGCCAGCAGGGACTTTCCAAAAAGTCATGCCGCCGGGGCCATCGATGCAAAACTTGCCAAAATAGGCGTGGCGAATCTTGAACAGCGGGCCAGCGAATTGCTGCCCACCGAACATCCGGCCTGTCAGTTCCCGCAGCGCGGTCGCATCGGCTTCAGCAACTTCAATCATGTCGGCCTCACCCGCGTGTGCCCGGTTGCCTGGACTTGCCCGTCAACCGTCCCGTTCAGAACAACGGCGATTTCCCAATCTTCGGGGGGCAGCTTGAGGTCGGTGTAAAAGTGCGCCTTGACCTTTTTCGTCAACGCCAACTGCATCCGCATCGCCGTGAATTTCCGCAGCCCGCCCTTCAACTCCAACTGTCGAGGGGTCGCGGCTTTGGCGCTTTCACGCACGGCATCCACCTCGATGGCATCCAGCCCGACTTCGACCGGCGGCGGGACAATCTTATTGCCGTCGTCGTCTAGGCGGATTTCCCAGCCGCCATTTTCGGGGCCGGTTTCTTTTTCTTGCCGACGTGCAACTCGACTTCCATTCCGACGCACACCATCTTCGTTACCGTGTCCGTTACCTCGACGCCGCCGACGATCAGTTTTACCGTCGTCGCATCCGGCGGCATCGACCCCAGCGCGTGGGCTAGGCTCCCCGCCGTCTTCAGATCGAATATCATTGTCGAGTCGGGCAGTGTCTGAAAAGTTGCGCCGTCGCCTTTGTGATTTACGAGTTCGACCTTTCGCGGACTTGCGGCTTGCTTTGCTTGCATCCACAGCCGGTTCAGCGTCCACTGCTCCGCGTCCAGGCCCATCAGCCGCACCGCTTCCTTGCGCTGCTTCAACTCGTCCGCGTTCAGCTTCACTTTGATTTCGGGCAGTTCCATTTGTCTCTCCGTTGACGCGGTATACGACCGCGATTTTGGTGATGCGACCCTCACGCTCCAATTCGCGGTATGCCGTCAAATGCGATAGATCACCAACGAGGGGAACGGTGACGGTGTCCCCCACAAGTTCGCCATTTAGGCGTTTGGTCATGCGATAGCCATCTTTCTAGGTCTATACGGGCTGTGTTTCTTCTTATGCCGGTGCATCGCGCCCGTTCTAAATGCGTCGGCGTAATGGCTAGACCAATCGTGGTATGGGCTGTCGGCAAACATTTTTCTTTTTTCGTCCCATATCTTTCGATATTGCCGCATTGCCTCGATTAGGTCTCCGCAGTTCTGTTCGTCAAACCAGCAGTTGCCCAGCGTGTTGCGAACGGCGCTGATGCCGTCGTCAATATCATGTCGTGGCATGACCACGGGCTTGATACCCAACTGCCTCAACACCTTCTCGCGCGACACCCCGGCTATCAGTTCGCGGGCCTTCACGTCGTGCGGAAATATATGGTCGCTATAAACGTATTCGCGCGTTGTCGCCTTCTTTTGCAGGACGCCCGCGTAGTGCGATAGCTTCTTGCCGGTCGCGGCGTAGGCATCGATGACGTGGATTTCCAAGCCGACGCGCTGCACAAAGATTATTGCCGTGTCGTCGCCAATGCCCAAATCCCACCATGTTTCAACTGGGACGGCGGGGTCGTGCGCGACGTTGGTGATGCGCTTGTCTTTAAGCGCCTGCGCCATCTCGTCGCCGTAGTAGCTTCCGACTAGCGGCGCATCGAACGAACAATAAAACTCTTGGTCGATCAGCGCCTTCGCCATCCCGGCCTCGCGCTCTTCTTGAATTGCCTCGTCCGAAATTGCATCCGTATCGTCAACCGTCAAAAGCTGGCAGAACCATTTCGGGTTGTTCTTCGCCATCTGATAAAGGTCGTACCCGTGGTTCCGTCCACGCGGAGTGTACAAGAACGCAGCCCACCCACCGTTTTCTGCAAGGATCGGTCGGATAAAATCCCACGCACTGGGGACCGACAATGAATATTCAGACATGATGACGCCAACGGGATTGGTCCCAACAAGCGCATCGTAGTTGTCGGAGCCGACGACTTGCCAGATCGAGCCGTTCGTCAGTTCGATCATCATTTCGTCGTCGCGCTTTTTCCTGATCAAATCTTCGGGCCAGAAATCAAGAAACGCCCGACCGTCTTTCGTAATGCCCTGCCAGACGATCTTCCGGCCCTGGCGAAGCGTCGGCAGCATGTGCCAATATGTGCCGACACGTTTTTGCGTGGCCGTGACCATGTAGTTGAGGCCGACCGAATCCTTTCCGGCGCGGCGGTGCCACACAAAACACGCTCGCCGGATGCCGCTCTCCAGCGCAGCCCAGCCGTTCATCTGATAATCGCGCGGCTCCCAATTGTGAGGGACTTGGACGACGCTAAAATTACTTTCCGCTAACGACATCCTTACCCTTCCCGAACTGCACGATCTCCACCTTCACCGGCTTGCCGTCGTTGCCGCCGTGTTCGACCTTCTGGGCCTTCTTCGGGTGGATGTAGGGTGCGGATTGCTGCGCTGCCCACTGAATATCTGCGAACGTCGGGATGTGCCAATTGTTGGTGCCGGGCATCCGAACCTTTTTACCGTTCAGGATATCGCGCCACAATTTCAACGGCGGGTTTTTGAATTGCAGCCCCGCCTCTTGAAAAATGGCCCGCTTGTTCGGCGCACCCATTTTTCGCCCGCTGCCGGGTGTCTTTTTGCCGCTATTATTCATTATGACACCTTGACATTATGACAGATCGTCCCCATATTAAATGAGTAGCTAAACCAGAGGGAAACAGAACCATGACCATCAACCCCGCCGACGCCCGCGCCAACTTGGTTACCCGCACTGCTGCATTTGATGCAGCCGACGCCGCATACCGCGCCAACCCCGGCAGCGAGACCCTTTCGGTGCGTTATTACGCAATGATCCATCTCACCGCCGCCCAAGCCACGGCACGCGGCGAAGTCGGCCCCGCCACCGTGTTCCCTGCGGGCCACCATGAAGCCCCGCCCCTCGACGCCCCCTACGACGACTAGCCGACCGGCATCACCCCAACAGCCCGGCCTGAGCGCCGGGCTTCTTGGGTGAGAGATCAATTCAACAGAGGGAAACAGAACGATGACCAAGACAGAGCTAGCGATTGACGTGACCTACGAGGTCTGGATACCCGCGTGTTTTGCGTTAGATCACAGTGAACGTGATTTGCCGTGCGGCGAATTGTTGGAAGAACACAAGCGCAAGGGGTGGCTGTACAAATGCACCCCTGGCGAACTCGCAGAGTGGCTGTCCGACGCGACTTACTACAGTGATTGCGCCGGATTTGGTTGGGATATGGGGTCCGACGCCATCGGCATGCAGTCCAGTGCGCGAGCTACGGTCAAGAGAGTTACCGCCGCGATGGAAGAGAATGGTGTTCCCCTCGACACTGAGCCTACTCCTGGTTGCCCGTCCGACGCCGACTAGCCGACCGCCACCGACTGATTACCCTCGACATGCGGTCGGGGGTTTTCGGTGAGAGAAACTTACAGAGGGACAGACATGACCACATTCAAAATTCCGCAAGACCGGCTCGCCAAACTCACCCATGAGTTTGAAAAGCTGGCCCGCCGCGCCACCAAGCTGGGCGTTGCCGTGCCGACCATGACGCTGGTTGGCGACCCCATCCATGAGATGAAAAAGAAGGCGTCGGGCGACGAACCCGCCGTCTTCGTCAAATACCAGATGGTCGAGGTCGAGGGCGAGCCGCCGCACGTCGCCGGTTACACTTTCGTCGCCAAGCTGTCTTTCGAGCAATCCCGCCCGACCGTCTTCACCGCGCCCGACCAGACCCTGCCGGTCGAGTACCGCGATGCCGACCCGAAGGTTTGCGACCATTGCAAAGCCCGCCGCTTCCGCAAGAACGTGTTCGTCGTTCGCGGAGAGAATGGCGACCACATGCAGATTGGTCGCAACTGCCTGTCCGACTTTCTTGGCGGGCGCGACCCCAAGATCGTGGCGCAGTCCATGACCTACCTTCAGTCGTTCTTTGGTGAGGCCGAAGATGCCGCCGACGAAGACCGCGACTATCGCGGCATCCAGATCGAAGAGCATTACCCCATCGACTTCATCCTGACGCTGTCGTCTGCCGTCATTCGGCGAGACGGCTGGGTGTCGGTCGGCGCAGCCCGCGCCTACAACGAGGCAGTTGACAATAACTGGGACGACAGCGACCCCGACGCGACCGACACGCGCCGCTACAAGACCCCAACCAAGTGGGAAGTCGCCCGCCAGATACACCCCGACTACCACAGTCAAGAGCGCGACTTTGTGAAAGTCGAGACTGACGAGAAGGACAACGAACGCGCCGCCGCGACCATCGACCTCATCAACACCATCTGGGCCGCGAAGGATGGCCCCAGCGATTACGAGTACAACATGGTCGTCGCGTTTGGCGACGGCTACTGCACCTACAAGCTGCTGGGTATTGTCGTGTCAGCCATCAGCGCGTACCAGCGCCACGCCGAAGTGGAAATTGAGAAAGCCGCCCGTATCGAGAAGATCGAAGCCAGCAACTTCAAACACGTCGGCGTCGTGGGCGAGCGTTGCCCGTTCACCGTCACCGTGACCAGCGAGAAATTTCTTGAGAACAATTTCGGCGTCAGCTTCCTCTACACATTCACTGATCCTGACGGCAACGAGTTGAAATGGTTCGCATCGCGGGAGCAGGACATGGACGTTGGCGAGACATACAACATCGTTGCCAACGTCACGCGGCACGACATTTGGGAAGACATGCCGCAAACGCGCATCAACCGGGCTATCGTTCAGTAGTGACAATTTGACATTATGACAGATTGTCTCTATACTGCTTATGCAAGATAAATTTACCAGAGGGACATAGAACGATGACTAATTACGAAGAGCCAGACGACGGGCTGTCGATCCCCGACTTTCTCGACCGGCGTGGTGGGCGCAGTTGGAACGAAATCCACCGTGCCCTCAACTCCGTAGCGCAGCGCCAGCGCAAGTGGATCATGCCGAAGAAGAGCGTCAAGACCATCAAGCGCGAACTGAAGGCTGACCACGACGCCGCCGTATTCGACGCACTGCCTGGAACGCTGGGCGCTATCTCCAGCCGCGCCAGGGTCGCAAAAAATTTGACCAAGTCGTCATTGAACCGGCTCATCAAAACGCGGCGTGTCGCGCGCCTCACCAAACGCACCTATGGGGTGGCGACATGAAAGTCAAAGACCTTATCGAAGCCCTGCAAGCCGTCGATGGCGACCGGGAAATTACACATGCCGTTTACGACCGAAAGACCGGCGGCACCAACCACCACCAATTCACCTACGTTCACACATGCCATGACGGCGCGCTCAACCTGCTCACTTGCCAAATGTCGGAAGAGCGGCTGAAGAAACTATCGCGGCCCCGTCCACCACGGCGCGGCCCTGTTTGGAATGCCTTCACCCGCAGGTGGGCGACAGGAGAAAGCCAATGAACACAACTGACTTCGACGTAGATTACTTTCGCGCGGGGGACCGGGTGCAAATGCATCCGGCCACCGACCTGTGGATGCGCGGCGCTAGATACGGAACCGTGATTGGCACACGCGGGAAAAAGAATGTCCGCGTCAAACTCGACGCCCTCTTACGCAATCGCATCGTTGGCCGGGACGACATCGGGCTTGTCGAAGACAATGGAGATTGGAAATGACCAAACAATTCAGCGACGGCGAACACGTCGAAGTCCTGCACCGCAAAAAGAATTGGGTGTGGGGCCGCGTCATCCAGCATTACAAGGACAGCGGGCGCTATCTCGTCGCCGTCATGGGTAAGGCCACGGCATTCGACGCCGCCGACATACGCAAACGCAAAGCCGTGGAGTTCGAACAATGACCCCAGTGAACAACATGACCCCGGCGCCCGACATGTCCGCAGAGCAATTTGAAGATGGGCGGCTCGCCCTTGGCATGACCGCGCGCATGGCCGCTCACGTTTTCAACGTGACCATTCGATCGATCTACAGATGGGAAAGCGGAGTGAAGGACAAGAAAGGAAACGAGTTGCCCGTGCCCGGCCCAGCCGGTCGGCTTATGGGCGTCCTACTTAAAAACCCCGACGCCGCAGACCACCTGCTGGGTGATCTTAAAAACTTCAGAAAGTAAATTTTCGGAGATTGCCAGGAAACGTGCTTGATAACCCCACATGTTGTCAAGCACGTTTTGCTATCCACCATATCGGTCAATCGCATCCTGCAAGGCGCGCTTGGCCGTTCCCTTTCTCCATCCACGCTCACGGTCCCATGTGCCGGTGGACTTATCGTTCGATATGATCGACATCGCCAGTTCGCTCATCCGTACACCCCTGACAAATATCGCCTCGATCGCGCGCATCCACGGGACATAACGATCCATGTAATTGACGAGCACCGCCGACGGCAGGCCATCCAGAGGGTGGGCCGTCTTGCGGGAGCCTGACACCCGCTCACCCAACCGGCCAAAGCTGCTCGACAGGAAGCGGGACTCAAGGGCTTCTCGAATGCCGCGTATCTCAAACGCCGCCAGTGCTTGAGCGTCAGACAGGGTCTTCCGCGTTCTCAGCAATTCAATGATGTCGGGGCCAAGGCGCCGGGCAGTCTCAGGCGTCCCGGTATCGCGGGGATCGATGGGCGGCTTCTTTTTACGCTTCATCGGCGCGGAGGCAACCCCTCGCCATGCCAGCCTTCCGGCGCAGAATGTCGGCCCCGATACGATGGACCGGCAAATGTGTAGATGCACGATGCTAGATTGGCAAATTCGTAGTCCCGCATACCGCCAAGTCCATTGCATGTATCCATCGCAAGATTTTTGCGAATCTCGTCATCCGACGCGCGCTGGCCTTCAAACCGCGCCGCCTCAAGATACTGCCGTGAGGCCAAGCATATCGGCACAGAACTATGCCACGTCCGGTTGATCTTGCGCGCCATCTCCTCGCAAGCAACCATCGACGGCCACTGGATCAAAATAGTCGTGCCATCGGGATGAGGGCCAGAGCAAAGCATACACAGTACCATCGTCACTGTGACAAAGGCGTCCGCGAGCATCTGGGTGGCTTCGGAAATGCTATTCATCAGCAAAGTGGGGTTCGCCCACGTCCCCCCCCAGAGGGACCAGAAGGGTCAGCGAACTCACCCCGCGCCACAATGCGCTCATTTCCAAACGCATACAACTATCCCCTATTTCCTGTTCAGCGCCAACCACACCAGCGTGTCCACCCAACTGTCCCCTACATGCGCCCTCGACAACGCCAGCCAGAAGCTGTGGTGGAGCGCGTCAGCCCTGTAAGACAGGATTTGGTCAGCAGGGATTAGCACGGTGGGCAAATAATATGTCAGCCAATGTGTCCAAATGTGTCCGCCCGCCAATAACCGCAGTTTTGCGCGGTTTAGCGTGGTTTAGCGCGGCGTACCTCCCCACCGTCACCGTTTCCGCCACGGCGCCGCGCTCTACCCACCCGGTTGAACACATCATTTCTGAGAATAACAATCCTTTTTTTTCCAGATTCACACACACTTATAGTTGAGCGCCGTAAGCCAATTGCACACGTTGGTGGTATTTAACGCATAACAGTCATTATGGCTAATGCGAGGGTTTCTGCGGGTTACAGCGCCCCCTCCCCTGTGCCGGATTGGGATGTTCAACCAAATGTACTGGCATATATTCCTCGATCGGCCATTGGGCGCCGGTATGCCCCGGCCACCGTCGATCGGGAACAGAGCGGCAACGAAACGTGAACGAAATGGCAACAAAATCCGCCGAACAGCCGCAGAAGCTGCGAGATTGCGCCGCTCTCGCAGATTACACCGCCCCATTTGCAATGAAACCAATGGCTTGCGCTCTATCCCCCTACCTATTGGTGGGGGGTGGCTGGGACTGTTTGCTGGTTTCACGGGTGGATAGTGCCTAATTTCCGATGGGACGCGCTGGTGTGTCTCTGTGGGTGCCTGCTGGGCACGATACGGCTACTGGGTTGGGCGGGCGCGAGGGCTGCGCCAGCTTCCATTGCAACCACGATCCTCCGCAATTGTAGTCGCACAACGTAGGGTCGGGGTGGGACACAGTAACCCACCGCTCGCCACATAGGTTGCAAACAACCTCATACGTCACGGCAACACCGCCATCATCACACGCTGCAATTTGCCACTGTGGCCGGGGCGCATGACCTCGTTATCGTAATGGTCGCGCACAATAACCACCAGCCCTTTATCCACCAAGGATTTGTAGCGCGCCGTCACGCTGGAATATGGCGTGTGAGGCGGGAAGAGGTCGCGGACCTCGTCGCTGGTTGCCCCAGTGGGAAACTTCCGCAATACGTTCCACACACGCTGTTCTAACTCACCGGCCTTAACCGTGTGGGCAGCGAGCCAACTGGCGAGCGGATCGCCGCTGCGAACCAACACATGCGGCGGCGGGCTGTCAAATAAACCGGGTTGTTCTGTCATGTCATCCTTCAAAATCATGCCTTCATCCTCACCGCCAGACGCCTTATCTCGTCCGCCTGCTCTGGTGTGCAGCGAGGGCCTTCAATGGCTTCAAGTTTGGGCGGAGCATAGATCGCGCGTGGGCGTGGCAGCAGATTCAGCAACTCGCTGACCTTGGGGAAAAACTTGTTGCCTACCGTGCGGATGTACTTGGTCACGGCCTTCTCGACACGATCCGGCGCATAACCATGAAACGCATCCAGATACTCCGCATATAACATCTTGCGCTCTACCTCGCTCAGGTCGCGGCGCTGGCCGTATTGTAACTCCAGCCGCCGCAGTTGAACTCTATTGGCGTCACGCGCTGAGAAGTGCCCTGGTGGCGGCGTCGTCACGTCCGTTAGATCGTTTGCCATCCTTCACGTCCTTCCTACACCAATTCCGCCATGTGCCTTCCCAATTCAATTTCACGCCCCTGGCCCCGCTCACGCCTGTCCAATAGTCAACAAACGACAGTGCCGCTTCGCTCGCGGCGGCGGGCGTCATACCTAGATCAACAACAGCCCAATCAACCCAAGGCTTGAACACTGGTCTACCATCCCATCGAGTGCCTTTCTTGGCG